AAGTTGTTATAATCACCTGTAATATCCCACGCGAAAGTAGAACCGTCGGCAACATCAGCTGTACCAACATTCATCAACAGAGTATTATTTCCGCCGACGATGTTGATGTCATACTGAGTGTCGTCTGCGCTGAACGAACCGTTTGGGTTATTGTTAAGTGTAATTTCGTTGCTATCGCCGTATCCCATGATTGTTGCTAGGATACCATTGCCGTATAACCAACCATAAAGAGAATTGTTATTACCAGTTTGTGATATGGTAATATCTTGTTGGTCACCGTTAAAGTAGAAAGGTGTTTGACCGTCATCAGAACCGATCGTATTGTTTTCACCAGTTTGTTCCATGACGATAGTTGCTTGTTGGCCAACCTGATTGATATAAATCTGGTTGTCTGTGGCTTGACCTAATACTGTACCTGTCATCAAAAGCATAACGAAGAAGATGGCGTTCTTCATTTACTTTTTCCTTTTATTTGAATTCCCAGTATCCTTTCGCCTTACCGTCTTTGATAAGTTGTAACACTGCTTCTTCTATTGCTTTTTGCGTTGCGATGTTTACAGACTCGTTTTGAGCTGTACCGTTTTCAACCTCAACTAGTGCCGTTCCTGCTTCAACGAAACGAAACACATCCTGCGAGTATCCTACCTACAGAAGTGTTTTAGTTGAAATAACATCTATAAGAACTTCGCCTGTTGCAACCGAAACCAGACGAAGTGAAACTGTAACTGTATCTTTAACATAGCGTTTGGATGCACCGATACCCAAGTATCTTGCACCAGCACCGCCAGTCATCGTGTTAGTATCATAACCAACAACTCCGCCCTCTATGATTAAACCTGCGAAGAGAAGCGGTGGCAGCTTATTTATTCCTTCACCCTCATAAGATTCACGCGTAGACTTAATTAGTTGACGTTCTTTAGAAAGATTTTCTAATCCTTTGCGTTCTACTACTTGAAACACTTCGCCGTAGCCAGCACCACGAAGCGCACGAATTAAAAATACTTCTGGTGCTTGCGTGACTGCTGTTGAGAACGACGAAAGATTTTCGCTAGGTTTACGCTGACCAGTTAAATCTGAGAAAGAGTAAATCGCGATTGTTGGTTTCTGAGCGATGGGTGGCAGATCTCTGAGTTCTTTATTAAACACGAACTCTTGAATCTCTGCTTGATCGATTTTCTGTATGTGTAATCCGTTATACTTTTCTGACGTCTCTACAACTCTATCACCAGCAGCGTGTAGTGTACGACAGCCAGTTAAATTAACCGAAGCAACAGAAACCGCTAATAGGAATAGTGACGCTCGTAACATCTGTAGGATCCGTTAGGTTAGTTATGACAAGTTTTAATACTTCTGTTCCATTCTCATCAACTGTTGACTGGTAGTTAATATTGTAACCTTGCAGATTAAGTGATCCTGCGCCAGTCGAACCTTCCGCGAATAGATTAGTCACTAGCTGTCTTGATAATTCAGCATAGATTCTTGACTCAACATTCTTTAGAAATCTATTCACGGTCGAATTGTTTTCTGCGGCGATCGCAGCCTTTAGCTCATCTTCTAACTTCTTAGCGATGGCTTCTTTTCTTGTAGTTTCCTGATTCTCAATAGTCAGGTAATGTGATGAAGTTCCCTGTCCGTTGAAGGATGGGCTTTTGAATTGAAAGGTTATATCGCCAGCTGATGCGCTGAGTGGTAACAGACTAAGCAGTAGGAGTTTCTTCATCAGACTTCTCCTCTTTCTTCTTTCCGTCGGTCTCTAACAAAAATTCAAGTGTCAGTATTTTTATCAGACTTAGACTTATGCTTATTCGCATGTTTCTCTTCCTCTTTCATTTGTAGGACAACGCTGACTTTTTGTTGCAATCTAATCAAGTCATTATCTAACATACGAATTCGGTCAATCAATGCAATTAGGATACCGCTGGTTTGTCCAATCAACGGTGTTAATTCTTTTGTTACAAAGCTGTAAATGAAGTACACGAAATATCCCATGCCGACAGCTGCGACGATAGGAAATCCATATTGTTTAATTAGTTCGATGACTACATCAGGATTCATAGTTTATTTGTATCTTTTTTGCAGCGTTAATGGCGCGTTTATCTGCAGCCATATTGCTGATTGTGTCTGCTGTTCTTCTCAGAAACATGCTTTCGGTAGTCACGCCTTCTCTTTCTTCCATAATTTTTGCATGTCTATGAATAAGAACAACTAAGTCTTCTAATATTCCGACTGACATTAGTCTCTCCTTGCGTCGTTTTTACCGTCTGCTCTAGCTATTCTTTCTAGGTCTGGTTTGAGTCCTAGAGCGGAACTCACTACAGAATCAACTCTAATAATATCATGATTCATAGTTTTGACGCGGTTGTCTAGGGCAACGATTATGCCCTGTAAACCTTGAATTTGCTTCACGACGCTGGTTAGGATAAACTTAATGACGAAATAAACAAAGACACCTGCAGCCATTGCTGCAGCGATAGGGAATCCGACCTCAGCGATAATCTTGAATATGGCATCATAGCCCATAAAATTATCCCTTGTTTATAGTCAGTCTATTTATAAATAGCAGGAAGTGATTTAACCTTTATATTATAATAAATTAACAAAAAGGAGCAGTCATGAGTTTAGTTGCATTACAAAAGAAAATCGGTGTTACCGCTGACGGTGCATTTGGTCCAGGAACAATGAAAGCTGCGATGGCATTCTACAAGATGTCGCCAGTTCGTGCAGCGCATTTCTTCGCGCAAACAGCTCACGAGTCAGGTAATTTCAAAGCATTCTCTGAGAACCTAAATTACTCGGCTGATGGCTTAACCAAAATCTTCGGTAAATACTTCGACGCTGCATCCGCAGCAAAAGCTGCGCGCAATCCAGAAAAGATTGCTAACAGAGTTTATGCTAATCGTATGGGTAATGGTAATGAAGCATCAGGCGATGGTTGGAAGTATCGCGGACGCGGAGCTTTACAGTTGACTGGTAAAGACAACTATAAAGCATTTGCTGATTATCTAAAGAAGCCAGAAATCATGGAAAATCCAGACTTGGTTGCTACTGAGTACTCGTTTGAGTCCGCGATCTTCTTCTTCGAAAAAAATAAACTATGGGACATTTGTGACAAAGGTGTCAACGACGCTGCGATTCTTGCTTTAACAAAAAGAATCAACGGTGGTACACACGGCTTAGATGACAGAAAAGAGAAAACCAAAAAGTTCGCCGCAATGGTGGGCGCATAAGGAGTAACAAATGGAAAAGGTAACAGCGTTCGTTCTAGCTTATAAAAAAGAAATCGTTCTACTAGTCGTTGGCTTCGTCCTCGGCGCAGTTGTTCTTTAAGATTTCAATGTAATATATTTGGAAGCAGGTTTCTCTGTTTTCAATCTCTCAAGGAGAGTCTGCCACTGGTAGGCTCTCCTTTTCCAATTAAAGCGCAGGTCAGCGTACGATTTAACATAGTTAGCTTCTTCAATATGACGACCAGCCTTTACATCCTCGATCGTAGCGTCAAGAACTGCTAGATGACGACCAGCATGTTCATTGACGTCTTCTTGCCAGCCATACATTCTAGTCAATGCGCCAGAGGTGTCATACAGCGCACCGTAATTCGGGTGAACGCAGATTACGCCAGCACTCATGGCTTCAATAAGAGAGATGCACGACGATTCAATCCAGATGCTAGGATAAGCAAAGATATCGGCATCCTGCAGGGCTGCGCGAATCTGTGTATTCGGAACCGACCCATGATAATTAATCTTCGGGTGATTCTTGCATCGTTCAAACAAGGCTTCATACTGTGCGTCACGTTCGCCCCATCCATAAATCTTGAATGACGAATAGACATCTAGTTGAATGTTGTCGTGCTTCTCACAAAGTTTCTCAAACACAGGAACTATGAGTTCTAGTCCACGATGCGGAGTTGTGTGATAAATGATACGAACAATTCCATCTGTACGCGATGGTTTTGTTTTGTATTCAATTGGTTCGATCGCGTTTTCTAAAACAGATGAACGCGAATATGGTACACCGAGATATTTGTTGAACATATCCATCTGCCAGTTCGAGTTGAATACGAAATGGTCAAACTGTTGCCATGTTTCTTTTAGATGTACCGCTGCTGTATCCCAAGGTAGATCTTGGTGCCAGTAAATCTTTACTTTGTCTGGATTGAGTTCCTCGTGCACGCGCGAGATGAAGATTTGAAAGTTATCAAGTAATCCCTCTGGCATGCGCGAAGCAAGAGCATGCTTCATTAATTCTGTACCACCCATAGCGTTGGGTGCCATTTTATCTTTAGCGAATCCCATTATCCGTTGTACCCCTCTCTCCAATCTTGAATCCAATCCAGAACATTAGCTTTCGCTGACCATCCTGGGACATTTGGTTCTTTACACATTACAAACGCGACTTCGTACTCGCGAGGTTTAGCATGATAGTATTTGTGCTTGAATGCCAGCGCGACTTCTAGAATTTGTGTCGCCTTGCCAGTTCCGATGTGATATACTTTTCCTTCACTTGGTAGGTCGCCAACGATATGAAGCGCGTCAATCGTGTCACGAATAAAAGTAAAGTCGCGAGCCTGTGCGCCAGTACCGTACACCGTCAGCATCTCGTCTTTCTCGACTGCATCCATGTACTTGCGAATAATTGTAGTGTAGTCGCCGAGTAAACTTTCTCTGTCCGAACCAAATACGTTATAGAACTTAACGATATCGAATTCTAGACCGTAGTGTTTTCTGTAAAGCTGAAGCAGTTCGTCGCATACAACTTTAGAGAAAGTGTAGGGATTATTGAACTTGTCAGCGAAC